CTCACTGCGGGATGGTGGCAACTTTCACCATATCCCAAAATCCGCCACTTACGTGGCGGAACTCCACCTGAGCTTTATGCCGACGGCCTCAGGACGTCCCTGACGTTCAAGGTGCTTACTGTCTGCAAACGGCTCGTCACCGCGCTTGAGCAAACACTTGAGCAGGGCGAACTCGTTCTCCACGTAACTATCGGGAGTCCGGTTTCTCCTCACATAACCCCTAACCAGGGGGCGGTGAAGATTATTGCACATGCGCTGGGTTTCATACCCCAGCACACTGTGTCGCCCTAACACAGGAGAACTTGGAAGGACGGTTGGAAAATGGCCCTTTAACAGAGCCACGATCCTCCTATCCAACCAAGCAGCCACACGCCACAGGCCAGAGAAATACATCTGGTTCCTGAGCGAGATAAGGCTTTCAATCTCCGGAACATCAGTCAATCGCCGTGGAAATTCTCTCCGGACTCGGACAACAGTAACGTCCTCTCCATTGAAGAACTCCGCGCCGCAGCTCTCACGGAATTTACCATTCCAGAAAGATTTGCGGTCATTCACTTTAAGGCCAAAAGCCTCGAGTGTCTGAACGACTGAACGCGTGTATTCCACAGGGACAACCATATCGTCCCCGTAGACGCGCACCTTACCCCTTAAACGATTCACATCGTGAGGGGTCAGAGGGCGGCCTTGCACTTTCTGGATCCCGACGAAGATAATGGTAAGAAATACCATCGCCTCAATCGGAAAACAGAGTGCAGAACCCATAGACGCGAACTTGGTCAGAGGGATCACTCCATGACCAGGAACTTCTGCGCGCGTCGACCTCGTAGCTTGCACCGCCCGTGAGAACCACGGGAAGCGAGCCAGCAAGGCCTCAACAAGCAGATTCGAGACACGGTCGGAGGCTTCGCTAAGATCTAGCGTTGCCAGGGTGCCATCACGAGACCCTACGAGTGCCAGTTGCTGGTTAGGCTCCTGGTGCTCAAATCCGATCATTCCAGAAGTGAGTGGCGGCTTGCCGCCACTCGATGTGAGTTGATTAGACTCCAACTTCTGGACAAGGATCTTCGCGATCCCCTGCTGCACATATTGCATGGCAGCAGGTTCAATCGCTATGATCCGAGGTGTCTTGAGCGTTTTAGGCACTTGAACAACCCTCACGGGCCGCTCAGCACCGGGCGGCAGTAACTCAACACGCTCCAAGGACGAGTGGTACCTGGCATTCGGAATGAGATAATCAGCAGCGCTGAACATCTCCTCCAGCCGGGCAGGCCACTCACGTATAACATATTTCTCGTTTCCGAGGATATGTTCCGCTGTAGTCCCTGGACCATGCCCTGGTACGACACCATCTTGATAGATGATGTTCTCGACATCTGAAAAGACGTCGGACCAGAGCAACCCTGCAACATCAGTGAACTCCTGAAAGGAGAACGTAGACGGAACAAGGTTTCTGAGATTTCTGTCTGTCTCGACAAAAGCCGCGAAAGCGGCTCCGACGCGAGCGTCGGTACACTCAGCTTCCACCTTGCCGAACATCAGTGTTAACTGACGGATGGCTCGGATGGATTCCAAGCTTGGGTTGTCGAGTAGACGCCCACTAGTCGCATCGAACACAAGCTCAAGGAAACCCTTAAGAAAACAAGGGAGACCTCCAGCTCCTCGGCGTTTAAAACCGAAGAAGCTGTCGTGAGCAACAAAGCCGTCTGCTAGGGACCTGTCAAAGTCCTTTGCAAACGACGGTAGGGTGATCGTTAAGAACGAAAACCCCTCATGTTCGACGCGCGCCGTGATGGTTTCCCAATCACGGGTGGTGCAAACGCAGCATAAAGTGCCGTATTCAACCAGCACTTCAGAGCAGAGCTGCATCAGGCTTTTCAAGGATGCTGGGTTCATTTCCAGTTCTCCTATCCCTGCCTGACCATTCCAGTTAACAGTCACCGGCTGACAAGGCCGGTCAAGACCGCTGCCCCTCCAGGATTACTCCTGGAGGGGACAACAGAAACTGTAGTCGACCAGACCTATATCTAGGTCTAGCTCTCCCCACCCAAAAGCTGGGTGACTCGGGCACCAGACGTCGCAGACAGGTACGCCACAAGGGCGTCCACGATCTGCTTCGCCTCCGCGACGGTATAACCCGTCGAGGGGGTATCCACCACGAGCTGAACGCTCATGGAATAACGGATACTCTGGGCCGAAATGAGAGGGTCGGCTGCGATCTTTGCGTGATCCAACCTGATGAGGCGACGAGTTCGTCGCCCGTACTGGTGCGAAAGCGCCAGCTTCACGTTGCCGTCGTCTTTGGAAAAGGCGCCGGAATCGATTCCCTGGCCAACTCGCGGAAGCGAATTGGCCACGGCGTTGATTGTCACGGACTGAGGGTCGGAAAAAGCCAAGGCACAACTCCTGAATG